ATTTGACGCTGGCTTGTTCTACTGCCCCTACGTTCCACTACAGTTGATGAGAGCTGCAGATCCCAATTCCTTCCAGCCTAAAATTGGCTTCAAAACTCGGTATGGTGTTATCGCTAACCCATTTGCCGAAGGTGTAACGGAAGGCCTTGGTGCTCTTACTCAAAACTCCAACGTGTTTTACCGCAGAGTTCTTGTGTCGAACCTCCTCTAATCAACCCAAAAAAAACTAAAAAGAGGGTCTTCGGACCCTCTTTCTTTGCCTAAATACTTTCAGGCAAAAATAGGGAATCAGTCAAATCGAAAAACCTTCATCAAAACAATTGCAAATGTTGTATGCCAAACCTGGAGCAACGATTTCGTCGTTAGCTAAAAACTATGGTGTATCTCAACCAACTGTAAGGAAGTGGTTGATAGATTATCAAATTCACAGAAAATCTCATAAAGAAGCTTCTCAACAGGCAAACAAGAGAGATGCTGTTTGCAAGCCTTCCAAGAAAGATTTCTTAGCCGTGTGCAACAAAATGTCTATAAATCAACTACAAACATACTTCAAAACAAATCAAAAAACAATATACCAATGGTTTGAAGACTTTGGTATTCAACAGACAGATAGTGGATATAGGAAGAAAATCATAAATGAAAATAATTTTAGTGAAAACTATTGTACAAAACAAATTAGAACTTTATGGTCAGAGTGTCTAAATATCGAACAATTTGCTGAAAAATTAGATGTTTCCTATTCATTTGCAAGAAAAGTACTAAAAGCTAATCAGCTAAAAGCTAAATTTGTTAAGGTGTCAAAACCAGTAGTTGATATTGTTGAAGACATTCGTACTTATTACCAAGGTCCTGTAGAAACTAACAATAGGACTGTTTTAGACAAAGGATATGAACTGGATATATTTTTACCAGAGAAAAATATTGCAATCGAGTTTCATGGTTTGTATCATCATGTTTTTAGACCAGGATTATCTTCTCCAGCACAGAGAAAGGACCAATCTTATCACATTAACAAATTAAAAGGATGCCAAGACAAACAAATACATTTGATGCAATTTTTTTCTGATGAGTGGGAGGAAAAAAGATCTATTGTACTATCAATGATTCGCTCAAAAATCGGGTCAACAACAAAAATTTATGCAAAACAATGCCAAGTTGTTATGATTGACAAAGAGAAAAAGAAGCAGTTTCTAAAAGACAACCACATTCAAGGGAATGACAATTCTTCAAAATACTTTGGGCTGACCCACGAAGGAAAGCTTGTTGCAGTGATGACGTTTTGCCCAATAAGGTTCAAATCAAAAACTTATACAGCAGATTGGGAGTTGTCTAGATTTGCATGTTTACAAAATCATACAATTGTTGGAGGATTTTCAAAACTTCTACACCACAGCGAATATAATGGTATTACTGGAACGATTGTTTCATATGCAGACAGAAGATGGTCGAATGGGAATGTTTATCTTAAAAATAACTTTGTATTACGGAAGACTAACCCTCCAGCATACTATTATGTCAAAAATGGTGAATGGACAAAACGATACAGTAGAATGATGTTCCAGAAAAAAATGATTAATGCTAAAGAAGGGCAAACAGAGTTTGATCGAATGCAAGAACTTGGCTACAGTAAAATCTTTGATTGTGGTACACTTTCGTTTGTACTCAACACTGGTAATAAATAATCTATATACCTAGTAGATATCTGAAAGACAAAAAATGGCAATAGAACCAACCGTTCCCAAAATCGCTAACAGTTCTCTCTACGTTGTTGAAAATCAACCTCAGAATATTAATCCTCTACTTAACAACGACTTTGTTCTAAAGATTCATAGAACACCCCATGTGAACTACTTCATACAATCAGTTTCTATTCCTGGTATCACATTACCAGCAATGCAGATGCCTACTCCTCATGCTGTGATTCCTATCGAAGCAAACAGACCAATCTACGACAACTTAGCATTGACATTTACTGTTGATGAGTTCATGATTAACTACATGGAAATAGTAAATTGGATAAGAGCATTAGGTAAACCTCAAGGCTTCAATGATTATACTAACAGGTTTGGTAAATCACGAAAACCAGAAACAGCACCATTCGTTGAAAACAAATACAAAGACAAGTATAGTGATTTGTCTGTTTTCGTCGTAACCAGTATTAAGAATCCTAAAGTCGAGTTTGTGTTTAGAGATGCTTGGCCTGTGGCTATTTCACAAATTCCCTTTGATACGACACAAATTGATTCATCGCAGTTGACAGCAACTGCGTTCTTCGCATATACTTACTTCGATATAATTAGAGTGGACGGTCAAGACACAACGAAGTATTAAGGATATTCAATGACAGAAACTATTGACAGCTGTTGGAAAAAAGACAGCGTGATTGATATGACTGAACTTGGCGCTGAAAGTATTAAAACACATCAACTCCATTCAAAATATCTTTCATTTTTGATTGATGCACAAAATCAGTATAGAGAAGCCAAATCTAAGTACAACATTATAAAAAAGTTGAAAACAGATTTGCTACTGGGGAGACTAGATCGCCAAACGATGAAATCGTATGGTTGGGAACCTAGTCCTGTCAGAATTGTTCGAACAGAGCTAGATGAACATTTAGAAGCAGACACTGATGTCATTACTGCACAACAAAAAATGGAGCAAATGCAGCAAACAGTCAAGACACTTGAATCGATTATTCAAGCTATAAATGGAAGAGGGTATCTAATTAAAAATGCTTTGGATTGGTTAAGATTTACAAATGGACAATAACGTCATCCTACAAAAAGTAAACGAAAGCTTTTATAAGGTAGAAGCAACAGAAGATGTCCTTCGCTCGCTTTCGGACCATTTTTGTTTTGAGGTTGACAATATACAATTCATGAGAAAGAAGAATCCAAAACTAAAATATTGGGATGGCAAGGTTAGGCTGTTTAAACACAAATCAAAGCTACTACCTCAAGGACTTCTTGATCTTGCGCTTGAATGGCTAACAGATAAAAATTATACCTACCAAATTATAAGAGATGAGCAAACTGAATATAAATTTGATGAACAATTATACACAAAATTAGTTACAGAAGCTGGCTTGTCTTTTGCAGAAGATCAAAAAAGAGCAATTAAACATTGCATTGAACATCGTACTTGCTTGCTCGTTTCGCCAACGTCAAGTGGCAAATCCTTCATTATTTACAACATTATATCTCATGTAAAAAAACCCAGCCTAATTATTGTTCCTACAATTCAGCTAACAGACCAGATGGAAAAGGACTTTAGACAATATGGCTTCAAAGGATCCATCTACAAACTATGCTATGGAGAACAAAGAGATATAGATGTTGGAGATGAAGATTGCGTAGTAGGAACATGGCAAACATTATGCAAACTACCAGAATCATTCTTTGAGCAATTTCATGTTTGTATAGGAGACGAGGCTCATGAGTACGAGGCTAAGAATGTGTCTTCTGTTGTGCAGTCTTGTATCAATGCGTACTATAAGATAGGAACAACAGGAACAATAAAAGGTGCAAAGATGCACCAATGGATATTACAAGGCTTGTTTGGGCCGATTTATCAAGCAATCACCACGAAGCAATTGATTGAAAATAAAAGAGTATCTGACCTAAAAATAATTATTATGGTGCTAAAATATTCAGATGATATAAAGGCATCGTTCTGGTTAAATAGAATTACATATAATGATGAACTTAGTTTTTTGTTTGATCTCCATCAACGAAACTTGTTTATACGTGGTCTTGTAAAAACATTACAAAACAACTGTTTAGTGATGTTTAAATACAAAGAAGCACACGGAGTGCCACTTTATGAAAAAATACTTGCTGACAATCCTACCAAGCAAGTATTTTATGTTGATGGTGACACACAAAGAGCTGACAGAGAAAAACTAAGGGAAGCATTTGAACATTCTTCAAACTGCATAGGAGTAACATCATTAGGAACGTTCAGTAGAGGAATCAACATTAAAAATTTGCATCACCTAGTTTTTGCAACTCTATTGAAAGCAGAAATAACAACGCTTCAATCTATTGGTAGAGCGTTGAGATTGCATGAATCTAAAAAACAAGCTGTTTTATGGGACATAGTGGACGATATGACACAAAAAGGAAAACACAATGCAGCTATGGAACATTTTCAACAAAGGCTGGCAACGTATACAGCAGCTGGTTTCGAATACGAAATCCGAGAATACAATATCTTCTAGTTCACAATCTACATCATCTAACGTATCATTAGTATTTATTACGAGTGAAGGTATTGGGCTAGGAATTATCGGACAAGTTGTTTTGGAGACAAAAGAAAAGTTATACATGAACAATCCAAAACTTTTGTCTTCTTCCTCTTCTGGAACACATGAGCATATTACAATGCTAGATTGGAGTACAGCGATTGAACAAGATCATCCTATAGAAATTAACAATTCAAAAATTGTGTACAGATGTACACCTGCACAACAAATTGTTACTACGTACAATATTCTAAATGCTAAAAATCAAGCAGTAATGGAAAACAATAAAGAAATGATGGCACCTCCTCCTTTAACACAAGAAGAACTTATTTTTAGAGCTCTGGCTATAAAAACTTTCACAAATCCTACGGTTCACTAAATGGGTAAATCGACATTACAGAGAAACAAATCAAAAAAACCGGTACACTACGTTAACAACCAGCAGTTGTTTGAGGAAATGAAAGCCTACAAAGACAAAGTGAAATTGTGGAAAGAAAGCACAGATAATATTGAGGATAAACAATATGCCCTACAATCAAAACCTGTGGTCCCACTGTATGTTGCACAATCATTGCTAGCTATTGCAGAACGTCTTTCCTACACGCCTAGTTTTGCTGGATATCCATTTAGAGAAGATATGATCGGTGATGGGGTTGCAAACTGTATTGAATACATAGACAACTTTAATGCGGATAAATATAAGAATCCTTTTTCGTATTTTACGCAAATAATCTATTTTGCATTTATACGAAAAATTAAAAAAGAGCAAAAAGCAACATCGATTAAAATCAAAGCGTTTGATCAATTGATACTAGAGCTCGAACTTGAAGGTATGTCTTCGGAATTACAATCTGTCAAACCAACATTAGCAACAAAGAAAAACAAAATTGAGGTTTAATATGTCGCAAATACAAC